GATGTTGATGTACAGTTCTTCCATTTTTTGATTGTTATTATGGGGTTAATATTTTGCGGATCTCATCCTCGACGGTGCGGCGCAGCTCACGCGTGAGAGTCTGCGACGGGCCGATAAACTTACGTTGCGGCATCACAAATTGTGTCTTTTTGGTCAGAGCCATGCGCTTCCATTTTTCCGACTCGGCGGTGGCGTTGAGATGTGCCACCGTCTTGCCTTTGTAGCGGCCTTTGCCGTTGTCGGCCGTGGCCTTGCTCGTACCCAACGCCTTGTAATACATCGCCCAAAACTTCTTACGCATCTTGGGTGTGATGGTGATACTGCCACCGTTGTTGTGGATAGCGGCATATATCAGATCGTTGTAGATGCGCACGCGCCCCGGAGCAGCCTTGAACAGTATCCGGTTGCGCAGGGTGTTGGTGCGCGACAGCAGCGGCCCGCGCTGCCCGTCAGCCCCGGAGAGGGTCTGCTGGCGCCATGTCGACGGCCACGCCTGCAGGTTATCATCCAGAAAGCCACCCCGGGCGAAATTGCCCCGGAAATGCTGCATCGCCTTTGTTCCCATGAGCCGCGGCAGATCGCTGCGGAGAAGTTTTGCGAGCTCTTTTTGCCTTTTTTCGGCAAATTCACGAAAATTTTGCGGTGTCATTGTTTGGAGTATGAAAGAAAAGTATTACTTTTGCGTCAGCCCGAAAGGGTTAGCGTGTGCTACGGCACGTCGCCTCGCAGGGGAGCCCAATCGCTCCCCTGTCGTCATTTATACGCTCCATGCGAAAACAAGAGCCTTACCTTGCCTTTTTCATATACATAAACCTCGTCAATCTTGGCATGAGCTTTCAGTCTCGCACGTATCATATTATGAATAAAACGATCACTACAACCCTTGCTGTTGTCAATTACGATGAGTGCAGACTGTTTCAGGCCGTGGCTTATCATTGACTTTACTTTTCTACGATTCCAAGGCTTTTCGAAACCCTCGTATTCATAGAATTTGTCGCCCACCTGAAAGTCCGGACATTTCCGCTCGTATTTTGTACCAGCCAAAGAGCCGTAAATCTTTTGATACTCCTCGGATTTGAAATGTATAGCCGGAGTTACTTTGACAATCTCACCCGATTTAGCAAAATGTCGCGCGATATTAACGATGGCCTTATGGTCTTTTTTAGATCTGTCAGCATCCTGATGTATTAATACCTGCCCGCCATTGGTGTATTTGTTTTTCAAAACAAATCCATCCGCATCGGGCGTGTGGTAATCAACGTTTTGGCAGTTGTTGCAATTCTTTTTCTTGCCGCTAAATCGCATGCTGAGGCGGTTTTTGAAACCTCCTGCAAACGGGCATGACGAGCACGACTCAGGATAGTACGGATGATCCTGGCCAAACAGGCTGCCGGATTTGCCCGGATTGTCGCCGAGTCCCTTGTGGGGTCCATCCTTGCGCGGATCCACCGCATCCTCATGCTTGATCCCTGTCGCCGGCTCGTCGGTCGACTCCAGTGAGCATTGGCAGTTCCATCGGTCGCCCGGCCGGTGTCGCGACCAGAACGGATGATCCACCGGTAGGATCGTACCCCAGTAGATGCGATGATCCGCACCCGGATTGGGCGACGTCGACGGCACCCACCGGAGGTTGGGGAGCACATCCTTGTCGCGCTCAAACCGCTGCCACTCCGCCGCCTGATGCGCTCGGATAACAGCCGTGTCATACTCCGTACGCAGCCACGACCCGAACTGATGGGAGGCGATCGATTGAATATCGTTTGACCACTGCTCAAACGACTTTAGACGGCCATTCGCATCGAGCAGACGCGCGGCCATATCGTTTTGAGCCTTGTGCACCTTAAACGCCGCAAACACCTCCGCGCTGTGGCGCAGCGCGTCGACAAACGCCGTGTCCGGCTCATCGTCGGCAATGCCCTCCGTGATAGCCTCATCAAGGCGATCGACAACCCCGCGAAACAGATCCGGATCGATCTCCTTGCGCGGATTGTAGTCGCGGTTGTAGATCGACGCCAGGGCTGACGCCAGCAGATCGTTGTCGATCTCAAGTCCAAAAGAGGGCGCATCGTCGGAGTTATAGTACAGATTGTTAATCACCAGTCGTCTGCCCCGGCGTCCGGGGCGAGGCCGAAAAAAGAGCGCAGCGCGTTTTTGAGTGTCTTTTTGGGTTGTTTTTTGGGTGCGCCGTCGTCATGCGGCTCGTCATCGCCGTCATTATCGGGATCATTGTCATCGTCGCCGGCCTGGATCTGCGCGGCTATGCCGAGCATCCGGGCAGCCCGCGCTGCCTCCGCCTCCTTGACTATCTCCTCCTTGATCTGATTGTAATTGATCGGCTTGGTGATGCCAAACTCCTCATACAGATAGTCGTCGTCGACGGGGAGGCCAAAGGCCTGATTAAGCTGCACGAGAATGTTAACCTTTGACGTCGGATCGAGATCCTTACGCTCCGGAAAGTAAAACTCGCCCCCGGCGGTATTAATGCCGAGTCCCGCAAATATATCGGTCATGTCGTAGTTGAGCACATCGAGCACATACAGGCGGTCGGCCTGCTCGACCTTGTCCTCTACCTTTTTATGTACTGTGCCGAGCGCCTGAGTGCCGGTGTCGGACGCCTCGGTGGTCAGGGTGTTGCCGAGGATCAGTTTGGAGATCTCGCTATTGCAGCGCTCGATCAGCCGCTCGTAGACGTCGGCCGAGCCGGTCTTGTTGCCCGACTCGATCAGATTGAGCGATGAGTCCTTGCCATGCACAAATACAGCGAGGCTGCCGGTGTTGCGCGCGTCTTCGATGGCCCGCTGTCGTGAGTCGTCATCGTCGCTATCATAGACATACTCCTGTATCGGCATCCCAAATACCTCCGAAAACTGCGACCAGTCTCCGGTGGCGTTGCGCTTGTAGATCACCCATGGCGCCGCCTTGGCAAGCAGGCCGAGATCCTCCGCGTCGCCGACATACAGCAGATCGTTGTAGATCTCCCACGGAAGGCCGTCACTGTCGCCCTGGTTGCGCTTGATGATCCGGCGCACCGGGCACGCGTGCTTGCGAGGTACGAGGAGGTAGTCGATCCAGTCGTCTACCTGCCAAAACTCGCAGAGGGTAAACCCCCAAAAACGCGCGCCGAGGATGTCGCGCACGAGGCGGCTAAACCAGGGCGAGCGGATCTGCTCGTTGACAGCCTCGTCCGGTTTGCCGTCGCGTCTAAACTCTATGTCGGAACACAATACCGCATTGATGCGCTTGTCGATAACGCATGACAGATGCGCGTCCGTCATGATGTCGGCATAGAGATCGTATAACCGCGTGCGGTTGGGCGTGTCGACATTTTCGGCTGTCCTGATCGCGGTCATATAGTCCGATATATCCACGCCAAAGCGCTTAGGCTGGGTGAGGATTACAACTCCGGGCGCCGTCTGCCCCGGGCGCGGCACATTGCCTGATACGGTTATCATTCCCGGCGCATTGGCTATGTTGCCGGTGCTGCCGGTTTGCTTGTTTTTGCGTCTGCTCATAGGTCAATATAATTACATGTGTGATACCCTGCGCGGGTTGCTTGTGATCTTAAACATGGCGCCGCCGGTGCGCTCCTCCTCCGGCAGCATCGGCGCTCCCTCTATCGACAGCTCTTCCGCGGCGATCATTTTGAGCCACTCCACGGCACGCTCATACCGCTCCTTGCGGATCGGTGACAGCTTGTAAGGGTTATGGATGCAAAATGTATGATAGATGGCTATGTCGATCATCATCATAAGTACGAGCTGATTGCGCTCGTCGCCCCGGGCGCCGAATATGGCGTCGCAGTCATACCTCCTGGAGAGATAGCAGCGCGCCTCGGCAATGGCGCGATCCTCGCAGATCTCCACCAGCGAGGGGTCTTTGTGCGTCAGGGCGTCGAGGATCTCGGCGTGTATCGACGCATCGTAATCGGTAAGGTCTATGAATTGGCTCATATAGTGTGGTGTATGATGTTACATGCGGCGTTTGTTGAGTTTGGCGATCTCGCGGCGGTCGCGTGTGGCCGGTTTTTCGACGCGGCGCAGCAGCTCGTCAATGATGCGGTTGCCGCCCTCGACCGCGTCCGGGCCGTCGGCCGGATATTTGAGATTGAGTGTAAAGAGAGAGAATTGATCCGCGAGCTCGCGCATGTGAGGGTTATCACGCTCCGCCTCGTTGAGGATCAGGTGTCCCATCCTGTTGAGCGGCTCCAGGTTGGCCTCGATACGCGTGGCCTTGTCGGTCTTTTTGCGCTCGTCAGGCCGGATATGCAGCTGTATGCCACGCTCGCGCCGCACCTTGGCCACAAGCGGTTGAAAGACCTGCTGAAAAAATGGATCCTGCAACTTGTTGTTTTCCATGTAGCAATACACGGAGGTCTTACCCTGTATGCTATCAAGGAGTTGCACATACCAGTCGATAAACTCCGCGTTGAGCGCCTTGTCGAGGCGTGTGCGGATGACGTAGAGCTTACCATCGAGCTTGCCGAGTAAGCTCACGGCCTTAAACGACTTGCCCTTTTTGGCGCGGCTCT